AAAGTTACTGCCTTGGCAGGAGAATCAAGCACGGGCAAGACTTTTTTTGCTCTCAGCGTCGTTCGTAATTTCCTTGATGCTAATCCTAAAGGTGGGGTCATTTATTTTGAGACTGAATCCGCCATTTCCCGTGACATGATTGAGTCTCGTGGCATTGCTGCAGACCGTATGGTGCTGTTTCCTGTTGCTACTATCGAAGAGTTCAGGACACAGGCATGTAGGATCCTAGACAAGTATCTTAAGGAACCTAAAGAAGACAGACAACCTATGATGTTTGTGCTAGACTCCTTAGGTATGCTGTCTACTTCTAAGGAGATGGAAGACATCTCTAATGACAAGCAAGTCCGTGACATGACCAAGAGTCAGTTAATTAAGGGTGCGTTCCGTGTGCTCACACTTAAACTAGGACAAGCACAGGTGCCCATGATCGTCACCAACCACACATATGATGTGATCGGTTCCTATGTCCCTCAGAAGGAGATGGGAGGTGGCACAGGTCTGAAGTATGCAGCATCCACTATCATCTATCTTGGTAAAAAGAAAGAGAAAGATGGTACTGAATTGGTTGGTAACATCATCAAGTGCGAGGCGAAGAAGTCTCGTCTAACCAAAGAAGGTAGCAAAATTGAGACTAGATTATTTTTTGACGAGCGTGGACTCGACCGCTATTACGGACTATTGGAACTGGGTGAACAGTACGGAGTCTTCAAGCGAGTCGGGAATCGTATCAAATTTGGTGAATCTTCTGTTTATCCTAAGTCTGTACTCGCTGATCCGCAAAAGTATTTCACCCCCGAAGTAATGGAGAAACTGGAGGAGGCAGCAAAGCAAGAATTTACCTATGGCAACTGAGCGTATTGAACAAACCATCTTGCGTAACCTTCTATTCAGTGAGGTTTACTACCGCAAGGTGGTTCCTTTTATTAAAGCAGAATATTTTCAGGAATATCATGAGAAAATTGTCTACGAAGAGATTGCTGACTTCGCTTCTAAGTATGACAAAGTTCCTACTCAAGAAGTTCTTGCGATTAATTTACAAAATCGCAACGACCTCACAGAGGAGGCATTTCAAAATTCAGTATCGATCGTCAGAGAACTCACAGACGAGTGGGTCGATTACGAATGGTTGCTCGACGCCACAGAAAAGTGGTGTAAAGATAGAGCTATATACATCGCACTCATGCAATCGATCAAAGTCGCAGATGGCGGCGATCCGAAAATTTCGCGAGATGCGATACCCTCGATACTTCAAGAAGCCTTGGCAGTATCGTTCGACGAACACATAGGACACGACTACATTGACCAAGCAGAAGACCGATATGATTTCTACCACAGGAAAGAAGAGAAAGTTCCCTTTGACCTGGATAAATTCAACTTCATTACCAAAGGTGGTCTCAGTAATAAGACTCTCAACATCGCTCTTGCTGGCACAGGTGTCGGGAAAAGTCTTTTCATGTGCCACATGGCTAGTGCCGCACTCACACAGGGGTACAACGTACTCTACATTACATGTGAAATGGCAGAGGAAAAAATTGCTGAACGAATTGACGCGAACCTTCTGAATGTAAGCATCAAGGATATCGTTGATTTACCTGAAGTTCTCTTTACTTCTAAAGTAAATGAGATTGCTAGGAAAACTAGAGGTAAACTAATCATCAAAGAATATCCTACTGCTTCTGCACATGTAGGTCACTTCAAAGCATTGCTTAGTGACCTGAAATTGAAGAAAGATTTCAAACCACAACTCATCTTTGTGGACTACCTTAACATCTGTGCGAGTGCCAGATATAAAGGTGCTGTTGTAAACTCCTATACTTATGTTAAAGCGATTGCAGAGGAGCTTCGCGGTCTTGCTGTGGAATGCAATGTACCTATTGTTAGTGCCACTCAGACTACTCGTAGTGGTTATGGCAATTCTGATCCAGATCTTACCGATACTTCTGAGTCTTTTGGTCTACCTGCTACTGCTGATTTTATGTTCGCCCTTATCTCTACTGAGGAACTTGAACAACAGGGTCGCATCATGGTCAAACAACTTAAAAACAGATACAGCGACCTTGTTACCTCACGAAAATTCATGGTGGGAATTGACAGATCGAAAATGAAGCTGTATGATGTTGCGGATGATGCATCAGAAATCAGCATCAGTGCAGAAGATCCTGGTGAGGACTTCCAACAATTCTCCGAAACACAAACCCGTTTATCTAAATTTGCCGAGTGGAACGTATGACAATTGATTTTAATAGATATGAAGAGTTTGTATCGGCGGTCACTTCAGACTGCTCGACAAACTTTGTTGACTTCGCTGATCGTATTGGCGAGTTGGATCGTCAGGGTGCCAACATTGAGCGCCTTCTTACTAGTGGGGTTGGGATTAATGCTGAAGGTGGTGAGTTCCTTGAGATCGTTAAGAAAATGGTTTTCCAAGGAAAGCCGTGGAACGAAGATAACCGTGAGCATCTTATCATTGAGTTGGGTGATATTCTATGGTATGTCGCTCAAGCAACAATGGCACTGGGTGTCAGTTTTGATGAAGTCATTGAGACAAATGTGAAAAAACTGGAGAAGCGATACCCAGGTGGGTCATTTGAGATCAAACGCTCAGAAGTTCGTGCGGCAGGTGATCGCTGATATATACTATCCATTCTTTATTAAAATGAACGTAACTATTCGCCAACCTGACGGCACTGAAACTTCTTTTGACTGTGCTGACGATCAATACATTCTCGATGCTGCTGAAGAAGCAGGCATCGACATGCCTTACTCCTGTCGTGCTGGTGCTTGCTCTACATGTGCTGGTAAAATTGTAGAAGGAACAGTTGATCAATCTGATCAGTCTTTCCTTGACGACGACCAATTAGAAGCAGGTTTCCTACTTACCTGTGTATCTTACCCCACATCTGATGTGGTAATTGAATCTGAAAAGGAAGAAGAACTCTACTGACAACCCAATATTAATAACCTCCCCTCTAAATAATTAGACGGGAGGTTTTTTTTGTATGAAGGCAGGAGACTTTTTCCGAAACGGTGGACGGTATCTTGATCGTATGGATACTTTCTTTGACAAGGCGTTGGGTCGCAATGGAAAAGAGAACCGTTTCTTAACTGATATTGGTATTGTGGAGGTAGCAGGGTTTACTGTTACCACAAGAAATGCTGCCAAGAAATATGTAACCTCACCATTCCAAGACTTTCATGACATGAAAGGAAACTCTGGAAAAGAAAACTCTGCGAAGATGTTATTTGACCTAGTGTGTAGGCAAGGTCTTCGTGGTAGAAATAATATTGAATTTACTTGTAACTTTCCTGGTGGTAAGGGAGTATCAAGACGAGTAACAAGTGTAGATCTTTATCTTGAACTAGACGACTTCGCAAAAACTGCTGAGTTTGGTGGTCAAATTAAAGGTGGTAAGAAAATTAATATGGGTAATCAATATGAGGATGATCTTACCCAAGCTTTGATTGACTATTGTAGTGGACAAAAACCCAAAAAATATTCTGATCATGTCAATACAATTGTTAGTGCCTTAGTTGAGAAATATGGATCAGCACCTACCAAAGCAGTAGGTGAGGGTGGTAAGAATCAGAAGCGTCCTCTTAAAAAAACTGGAAGCAATATTATTATCTCTGCGGGTGGTGCAACCACAAATAATATTGGTTCTACATTGACAGATATTACTTTAGAGATAGATGGTAAACCAGTATACATTTCAGTAAAGTTTGGTAGCACACTATCATTCTTTAACTGTGGTATCAAAGGTGGTGGTAAAGATAGTTTGGCATTGTTCCCAGAAGCAAAACTGAAGAACGGTGAGATTCCTGATGATGGTCAGAAGTATCTTGAGATGTTTGGTATCGATCATGAAAAGTTTTTAGCAGTCTTTGAAAATTATGGTAAAACATCTGGCACTACAGTAGAAGACCACATCGAAAGAACCACCCTCAGCACCCAAGGCAAGCAAGCGTTGCAGAACTTGATCAAGAGTGGTGTCGGGTACGGGTACTGGATGTGTCACTACACTGGAAGCTCCTTGAAGTTTTATGAAATTGATCAGGACTACATGAACAAAGCTGCTACACTGGTTGGAAACACAGTAGAAATCAACTATGGTGGCGCTGGCGGCAAAGGCAAGCGTATAGACATGCTCTTTGAAACTCAGTCGTATGAGTTTAAGTTCAATGTCAGGAACAAGCAGGGTGGCATCTATCCTACCCACACCAATGGAGATTACTACAAAAAGTAATGGCAAACATTAAACAGCTCAAGCACCTAGAGCACCTGGAAGATGAGATGCTGAACTACGGCACCGATGGGTGCATGGCAGCAGTGTCGTTCTTGAAAGAACTTCGTAAGATGCTTGGTCATCAGGAGAGTTCTGGTTTCATGCAGACGAAGTGGGACGGTGCTCCTTCAGTCATTTGCGGCACAGATCCTCAGACAGGGATGTTTTTTGTTGGCACAAAATCTGTATTTGCAAAGACCAACCCTAAGTTGTGCTACAGCGAAGAACAAATTGATGGTTGGTACGAGGGAGATCTAGCAGAGAAATTAAAGTTTTCTCTTCGATACTTCTCCACTCTTGGTATAGAAGGTGTGGTTCAAGGTGACCTTCTGTTTACATCTGATATTAAGAGAGAGACTATTAATGGAGAGCAACTCTACACTTTTAGACCCAATACGATTACTTACGGTATACCAATTGACCATCCAATTGGGAGAGCAGCAGGTAGAGCGAAGATTGGTGTGGTATTTCATACCCATTACACTGGTGATGTAGTTGCTGACATGCAAGCACGAGCGGGTGCTAATGTGCAAGGATCTGTTGATGCTTTAGTTGTTCAGAACGATACACCTATGGATCGTGTTGGATTCTCTCGCGTAGAGATGACCAAGTTTGATAATTACATCACCAAGATTGAGCGTATGTGTCAATTGTGTGGTGATTTTCTCGATGAAGTTGTGGATGCCACTGGCACCACTGGAGATAAAAAGTTTCACATCGTATCATATCTAAAGCAGTTCTTTAATAGTGAAATTAAGAACGCTCGTAGCATTACTAATGTAGATGAAGCATTGTATTCTTTGGGAAATTTCTACCATGAAAAGATGAGTAAGGAACTTGCAAAGATCAAGACCCCTGCAAACCTAGTCAAGAAAAGAAATTTGGTATATGAGAGTGAAAATTATCTAGTAAATAATGTATACAAGTTCAAATTAATGCTTGCACTGTACAAAGAACTACAGGCAGTGAAGCAAATGGTTATAGATAAACTAGATCACCTGGAAGAATTTAGAACTTTCGTCCAGACTGAGAAAGGATACAAGGTCACAACTCCTGAGGGATATGTTCTTCATAAGGACGGTAGTATGATTAAGTTCGTTAACCGTTTGGAGTTTGCATACAATAACTTCACTCTTCAGAAGCAATGGCGTTAGACGGTAAGAAGTGCTACTTCACATTTGGAAGGTTCCAACCACCCACTACAGGACACAAGGAGAACTTTGATGGTGTGAAGCGCACTGCAGGATCTTATGACTATCGCATATACATTTCACAAACCTTTGATAAGAAGGGAAAGAACCCTCTGCCACCCGATAGAAAACTATTCTATATGAATAAGATGTTTCCTGAACATCGTGGTAAAATATACTCAGGTCCTAGGGATCCAGTTGGCATCTTACAAGACTTGATGATGGCAGGATACGATGAAGTTTGTTTCTTGGTTGGTTCTGATAGAGTCAGTGCCATGCAGTTCCTCCATAAATATAATGGAAAGGATTTTTCTTTCCGAAAGATAGACATTAAGTCTTCTGGTAGTAGAGACGCCGATGGTGATACCTTCGCTATTTCAGGAACAAAGATGAGACGCGCTGCATTTGCTGGTGACTTCAAAACTTTTCGTTCTGGTATCCCTAGGGCATTGAATGATAATGATTGTCGTGCTCTCATGTCAGAGATCGTGGCAAATTTGCCTAGTAATTTTAAATGAAAGACTTCAAAAAACTCAGGGAACAAGCAGTTCGTCAGGAGTTTAGACAGACGCCAATGCTCTGTGAAGGTGACTATGTTATGTCTGCTAGAACAGGAGAGAAAGGAAAAATCCACAGGACGGGTGTGAACTACTGCATCATTGTTACCGAGGGTGGTAACATGTTTCGCGAGTGGGTAAAGGATGTTCGTCCTATAAATAAACCATAGAAGATCTTCACTTTTAAACATGGATAAGCAGAGACCTGTAAATAAAGTCGTGCATAATGATGCCTACTCTGCATCTCTTATGGAGATGTATGCTAATTGGATGGATGGTGACTGCTTCCAAGGCAGCAATATTCCTGAAGCATTCAACGGAATGGATCCCCAGTCCCATGGTGCTGAGGTAGAAGACACCACCAAGAAGAAGAAAAAGATTGACAAGAAAGAAAAGTCTGTTGCTGAAGAAGTTGTTCTAGAGCGTGAAGAGATTGAAATTGATGGTGAGACAATCATCATTGAGAAGAAGAAAGGTCTTGATGGCAAGGCATGTTGGAAAGGATACAAACTTGCTGGTACTAAGAAGAAGGGTGGTAAGACAGTTGACAACTGTGTCAA